AGAAATTGCTAACGCAACCATTAACGCAGTAAATGTTGCAAATACTCCGACTAAAGCATAAATACGACCTATGCTCTTTTCTGTTTTTGCTAAATATCTTGCTGTTACTGCTAAACCTACAATAACAGATGATATCATAACTAATAGGACAGACATTAAGCCTAAAGCTGCGAATGCCTTACCCATAGGGAATGTAGCCATAATTCTAATAACAATAGCTAAGATAGCCATAGTAGCAGCAAACGCGATAAACGAGTGCATCATTTCTTTAAAGCCTTTAATTTGCTCTCTTGTTTCGAATGCCTTAGATGCAACCTTTGACATGTGAGCAATGATAATTGTAATTCCAGCAAGTATGCCACTCATTACAGCTAATGATGCTGCAGCTTTTCCTAATTCACCAAAAGACATTAGAGCAAACAACTTGGCAGCTTTAGCTATTACAACTAATGTCAATGCTAACGCATAAATACCCTTAGCTGCTTTTCTGAATGACCTTCCATCTACTTTTGATATAGCTATTGCTAAACCGGACATTGTTACTAGCAATATACCAATAACAGCCATACCTTTACCGATATCTGCCCAATCTAATTTAGCTATCATTTTGATTCCTATAACCATAATAAATACAGCTGCTGCCAACTCTAGTACCATTAAGCCTAAAGCTTGAATCTGAGCTGCTTTACCGAATGATGTAAGTAAGTTCTTGGCTCCATCCATGATACCTTTGATACCAGTCTTCATTGTTGCAATGAAACCTTTAGTTGTCTTAGCAGCAACCTCTGCTGATGAAGTAGCTTGTTGGATAGCAGGAGTAACTTGGTTACTCATAATCTTCGCTACGACAATTAATATTACAGCGAAGCCTGCTAATATTGTCATAACGGCTGCTACACCCTTCCACATAGCTGCAGTGTCCATAGTACCTAATAGTATAATAGCTGCTGCTATTAATAAGATACCAATTGCTAGGTCTTTCATAGCCTTAGCATAAGATACAAATGCGGCTGCATTAATTCTCTTCTGTACAGCGTACATTACGTCTGAAATTGCAGTCATGGCATCTTTGAAGAATTTGAATACCTTTACTGCAATAACCAATGTGCCTGCACCAAGTGCCGCTTTCATTAAGTTCAGGAAGTTAGCGAATGCATTATCGCCCGAGAATGCCTTCTGTAAGTTTTCACCAATCATTTGTAAGCCCTTACCAATAGCCTCTAATAATGGTCCAATAATAAACCAAACCGCTTTGATAATAGACCATAATCCTTTAAATATCTCTACTAAACCCTTAAAGAAATGTTGTAATGGAGTGAGTTTCTTTTCACTCTTTTCAGCATCATCTAGTATTGGTTCAATAGCTTTCTGTCTAGCGTTGTCAACTGATGACACAAGTGAACCTAAAGAAGTCTTAATCTTATCAGTTCCCTTCTTAACTGCTTGTGAAACGCCCATACCAGTAAGTTTCTTAAAGCCATCAGCAACTGCTGAAACAGCTTTCTTGATAATATTCCAAACAAACTGGATTGCTTTTCCTAAAGCATTAAACGCTTTCTTCATTCCATTAACAGCTTTTGATAAAATATCGTGCTGCTTAATAAATTCTACTACTTTTAATGTAGTTTTCTTAATCCAATTGCCAACGATCTTCAATGCACCCCAAACAGCTATAGCTGCTTTCTTGATTGCATCAAATATCTTTGGAATTATTTGGTGTTGTTTAACAAAATTAGTTACTGTAATAACGCCAGTCTTCATCCAACCAAAGAATGTCTTAAATGCCTTTGTAACAGCTGAGAATATCTTTGGAAGTAAGTCCATTTCGCGTATTTTTGTAACTAACCAAATAGTTGCGTCTACTACTTTATTAATAACAAACGCTAATGCACTAGCTGCTTTAGACACAACTTTAGTAATTGTAGCGAAGAATTTACCGTTATTTGCAAGGTTAGTAAAGCCATCCGATAACTTAGCTACGCCGCCTATTATGCCTCTTGATGAGTTGAATAGTGCATCTGTTAAAGGCTTTAATCCCTTAATTACAGCTATAGCTGCTTTGCCGATTATCTTAATAATAGATAATATACCTGCCAATATTGACCTAAATTTAGGCATATCTTCTGTAAAGTTAGCCATCTTTTGAGCGACAACTTGTAAACGCTTTGTAGCAGATCCTAAACCCTCAGATGTTATGCCAAATACTTGTCCAACGGCTTGTCTAATATTATTAAGTACATTATTTACTGTATTTAACAAGTTCCAAACAGCACCTAAATTATCTTCTTCGGTACTGAATAAATCTTTTCGATGATCGTTTTCTTCTCTTATGGCATTAATATTGGCTTGCTCAGCATCAAGTACAGCTTCTTGCATGCCAATAAACACTCTCCACTTATCAGAGTTCTCATCCAAACCTTCGGCTATTAACTTTTGCTTTTCTTCTTCTAATTTCTTAACCTTTTCGTCATGCTCAGATTGCATCTTTAGCACTTCTGATGTATAACCACGCCAAGCTTTTAAAGTAGCAATACGACCGGCTGCTCCGGCATTAAAAATATCATAGAATGACTCAGCCATTTTAGACCACATGTCTATAGCTTCATCGGCGTCACCTACAATTTCTTTAAAGGTTAGCATCCATCCTGTTGATACAGCGTCTTTTGTGGCGTTCACAACATCAGTCCATGTTCTAGCTCTTTGTGCCATTAATAGGAACTTTAAACTAGCTTCATCTACCGTATCACCTAACGCTTCTATTGCATCATCAAACGATGCAAGAGGGTCTGTGTTTTGCAATTCTTTTTGCATGTCATATACTTGATTCGTTGCCTTAGCGTATTGCTCTGACATTACTTTATTAAACACTTCGGTAGTTAATAAACCTTCAGATAAAGGACCACCTTGCGAAAATATTTCTGTCAACTTATATGTTTTGCCCATAAAGCTGTACAACTCTTCACCAGTGATTGATGTTTGTTTATCTAGCTTACCCATGGAAACTAAAGTATCTACTATATTTTTCTTAAGTTCTATTGTACCAAGACCTTTAGTATTTATAGCTTGTTGCCAATCTTGATATGATATATATCCTCTACCAAAAGTTTGTGTCAATTGGTATAATGCTTGGTTAAATGTTGCTGCATCTTTACCAGCTGATGCGCATTCATTTGCAAAGCCTATCATCATCTCAGTTGCATCGTCAATGTTCATACCTGAGTTAACAGCTTGCGCTATTGCATTAACCATATCATTATACGAATATGAAGTATTATCTGAATACCATATTAATTTGTCTAGAACCTTTTTTATGTTCTCAGCGCCACCTGTTAATTCTTCATCTAGATTAGATAACGTAAAAACGTTCTTGGTATCTTCTTCTAACTTGTTCCAACCTGCTGAGAGGTTATCGACAGATAATGACTTAACAAGTGTCTCTCCGAAGTTCATAACTTTGTCTGTGAGACGATTAATTACGGAAAACATCACAGCATCCATAGCTGAGAATTTTGCCGTAACAGCATCTATAGATTGGCCTACTTTGCCAAAGTCTAAAGATTGCTTGAGCGATGCAATAGATTGTTGAGATTGTTTGACATTCTTTTCAAAATTCCTATTGTCAAACTCCATCTGGACAACTCGTTCATCAACTAGTTTGCTCATGATCTTTTCACCTTCTTCCACGCGTCATCCATTGCGTCCATGTATGCTTTTTGTACTGTTGGAGCAATGTAATCTTTTCCGGCTACGAAACCACCATTAGCAGTTCCATGGTCGAATTCCAATAATAGAGCCACGTTCACTCCATTTTGAATATTTGTATTATTAAAGGTAACTGTAACTTTGTAACGGTCTCTGTCAATCTCATAGTTCCAAGAATTGGCAGTTAATCCGCTATCTTTTGGTGTTACAGCTATCAAATTTTCTAAGCAAGTTTCTGCGAAACGTTCAATGTCTGGCATTCTGGTTGCTCTAATTGTTCGATTACAATAATTATCGAAATTGCTAAAGTCACCCTTTTGCTTAAATTTGATCATTTGAACCTCCCGTAATCTTTAACCTTTTGAATGCAATTTAGCTCTTCTAGCAGCGTTTAAAGCAGCATTGTTTGAAGAGACTTGTTTGCTCGGCATCTTCTTTTCTTTTTGATTCTTAACATTACATATACGTATAAGCGTTAAGAGACGATTTAAGTGCCATCTTTGACATTCGAAAGGAATCTCTAGTGCTATCATCCAATAATAGATAAGCTCACTAGTAACCATTTCACCAGATCCTCCACCAACAGGTTGTTTACTAAACCAAGTAGCTGTGTGAGAATCTTCGATGTATTCGTTTATTTCTTTTAAATTTTGTATAGTTAAGTACTTGTAAGTATCAGGATTAGGGTTCTGAGTTATAGTCATACATTTGATGTAGTATATTAACTCTTCGTCTGTCTTCTTATCCTTAGACAAGAAAGGCTTGTGATACTTGCTTTCCCATTTACTCATAGAAACGAGAGAATGCTCCAAGACTATAGTTTGACCTGGAAATTTTCTGATAACGAAGCGTTCATTGACTTCGTCCCAGCTCTCTTCATTATATGGTGGAACTACTATTTGAAGCATGTCTTCTCTCCTCCTCTATTAGTTGTAATATTTTAGCTTGCTACTTTTTCTAATTCAGCTTTTTGTTGCTGTTTTAGTACTTCTTTAGCTTCTGCTGGCATAATTCCTTCTAGGAATGCAGATGCTTTCTTTTCATCTTGGATTAATTCCATGTATAAAGCATCGTATGCTGGTGAAGCTTCAAAAATATACTCTAATGGATAACCATCTTTTGTCTTCTTAACAAATAATCCATCAGCTGTTTTCTTACCATATGACTTAGTAATGAAAGATTTAAAAGTTTCTGCATTTTGAATAACAGTAGTCTTAGATTCAGATAATTTCTTAATCTCATCTTCGTTACCGCCAGTAACTTTTAATACAATTTCTGTTAACTCTGCCTTAGTAAGATTAAAATACATTTCTTCCTTCTTTTTTGTACCGTCTAAATCAACGTACTCAATAGTTTTCTTTAACATAATAGTTTTCTCCTTTTCTCTTTTTTAAACAAATAAAAAAGGCCCCGCTAAAAATATAGAGAGGCCTTTGTTAAAATATCTTTAGAATGCTGAATCGATAGCAGAGATTAATCCTTCGATAGTGAATGGTGTAGAACCACTGTCATCATCACCGAAAATATACTCTTCTAAAGCTTTAAGCTTAGCTGCCTTCTCATCATCTGTACCAGTAATCTTAGATGTATCAATAGTGAAGTTGCAAGTAGTCTTAGTAACTTCAGAACCAGATTCACCTACAGTAAATTGAACTGGATTGCAAGTGATCTCATATGAGAAAGTGTTAGCTTCTGGTGAGTCATTAACTGTTGCATAAGCTTTTTCGCTTGGTTTAGCTAAACAGTCAAATAAGATATGATACTTAAAGTTCTTGCCGCCATTTGCATCGTTGTATTGAGTTCTATATGCTAAGCAGAAATGAGCTCTATCTTGCTGATGAATGAAAGCACCAGGAACTGTTGTAGCATCAATACCATCACAAGGTAAGAATTCATCAGGATATGTGTAACATTCAATAGTGCCGTTTAATTCTTCAGCACTTAAGAATGTTGCATACTTGATATTGTCTGCATAAATTGATGTAGGTTCTGCACCTTCTGGTGATTCAGTAACGTTTGATAAACCACTCCATGCAACTGAAGTGCCATAACCGCTACCAGATTTTACTCTTAATACGCCGTGATCGACACCAGTTTCATATTTACGATCTTCGGCTGCATCCCATGTTAATAAGTTTGCCATAGTAATTATTCTCCTTTTAAATGTATATTGTAAACACATAGTGATTCAAATTCTCACTGGCAAAGTGTCTTACGAATTGACAATAAGGCAATTCTCTTAACAAATTCACAGTATTGTTATCTGGATCACTATGTATAAGTGTTACCTCATAAGCATTGTTATACAAGTAATGTTTGTTGTCGGCTTTATGATCCTTCATGTCACTTAACTTATATACAATACATGGGTATTTCATTTTTATTGACTCTGGGGGTTGAAAATAAACATTCTTGTTTCCGAGGATTGCTACAAATTGATTATGTAGATCTATTCTACTCGCCATTATACACACCCCCTAGAGACAATATAAGTCTTGGAGGTCTAGAAGATACCGAAGTAACCTTCCATTTAACCCCCAAATACTTAACAAATCTAATGTGAGCAAAATGTGCTAAAGCGAATTCATCACCTATAAAGCTTATTTCACCAAGCATCTCGACATCGTCATTGACTTTGTCTGAAGATTTAACACTATTCCTTTTCTGTTTGTAGTCACCATATACATAGCGTACTTCAGTTGTAGTAGTGTAAACTCCTGGATGGTTTATAGGGTCTGATTCCTCTGTGATTACATAACCAACTGGTCCATAAAATTTAGCCATTTTGAATTTCCTCACTAATAGCTAAAACTAGCCTTCTACTACAGGTGTTTCTTCTGGAGTTTCAGGTTCAGATGGTGTTTGAGCAGCTGCTTGAGTGATACAAATAGCTGATTTAAGCTTAATTAATGCAGCAGAGCAACGAGTTTCGATAAGGTACTTTTGTTGGTTGAAGTCGATATCGAAGTCGTCAAACATGTTAACAGCTCCACCCTTATCAGCACCAATATTGTAGTCCTTAAGGTCAACTAAGATAGCAATAATGTCATTACCATTTGCATCTTTTGCACCATTCATTACTGGACATGGTACGATCTTGTTAACACCTAAAGCTGTAGCTAATTCAGTGATTGTTGGGTAAATTCTTCTACCAGTAGTATCCTTTAATAGTAATAACTCAGTGATAGTAGATTTAAGAGTGAACATTACAAGGTTGCCTGAACCTTCATATGTGTTTTGAGCTTTAACGATATCGTCAATAACTTTAGCTGGTTGAGCTAAATCAGTTGTAGCTTTGATAGTGTATAAAGAGTCATCCTTAGCGATTGGTCTAATGTGATCTTCTTTAATCTTATCATCAGCTGAAGCTGAACGACCATCACCGATTAAGATTGCTCTAGCAATTTCTTCATCAAGCATAAGTCTCATTTCGCCCTTTAACCAAGCTACTACATCCATGCCTGTGATGTCGATGATATCATCTCTATCAAGCTTTTGTTTCTTATAAATTGTTTGAGGATCAGTAGATCTTCTAGCTAAAGAAATAACTTCTTCAACTTTCTTAGTTCCAGTTACATAACCTTTAGCTCTAGCTGCATCTGGTGTAAGGTCAGCATATAATGTTTTGATTCTAGAGAAAGCTGTATGGTTAACTGCACCCATTACCACATTAACCCAATCTGTATCTCTCTTTAATAATTCAGGTGTGTTATTAACATACTTATTTTCTGGGAATAAGTAGTTGATGTTAGCGATACCGTAGTCAACGCC